AAAATAAATAAAAAATAAATTAATTGGTTATTGAATTAAACCAAATCGTAATAAGGATTATCATTAATATTCATGCCACAATATTGTTGTGGGTTTTTTTTATAATCAACCGGATCATAAATGCCAGCTTCTTTTGCATTTTGTAATAGATATTTAAAATTTTGCCAAAAATCTTGCTTGTGTCCAACAGATTCTGTCATGATATGCGATAACTCATGTAAAGCTACAAAGGTGAGGGTATTTAAATCTATTAGTTTATTACCTTCTTTTGAAGTATTTAAACAGAATGCTAATTTCTCGCCCTTGTTTTCACTATATGCGGTTAATTCGCTTGTAGGTAATGTTTCGCTGATTTTTTTAGGATTGAAACCTTCAACAAGTCTTTTAGTGCGTGGGTCATTTGGTTGTTTTTCTTTCATATAGGCTACCATATCTTTCATTTTTTGTGTAACTTGGGCTAAAAGGTTTGCTGCCAACTCCAACTTCTCTCTTTCTCTAACACAATATCTGTTCCCATCCTTAGATGCTATTATACATTTTAATCCGTATGCGTCTGATTGATAATAAATTACTAAGCAGAAAAAAAGAATAAACGCTACAAAAATATAAAAAAATAGACCATGTTTTTCCATATATAATATCATTAGAAAATGTATTACAAAATATATAATTAATCTAGTTTGCTATACTTTTTATAAAAGTAAACTAATATATTTTGCTATACTTTTTATAAAAGTAAACTAATATATTTTGCTATACTTTTTATAAAAGTATATTTAAAATTGAATTAAAATTATATTGTAATATTAATTCAATAGTCAATGTTTTCAGAACATCCAAAGTCAAAATTTTGGTCAGTGATAAATGTTTTGAAGCCAGATAAGGTAGCATTGAATTCGCATAAGAAATTTTGGTTTGATTGTGAATGTGGTCATCAGTTTGAGAGTAACTTGTTGAATATTAATAAAGGTAATAATTGGTGCCCTTATTGTAGTAAACACGCTATAAAATTGTGTGAAAATAATGAATGTAAACTTTGTTTTGTAAATTCTTTTGCATCTCATGAAAAATCAATTTATTGGTCATCTGAAAATGGTATTGACCCAAGACAAGTTTTCAAGTGTTCTGATAGAAAGTTATTTATATTTAATTGTATATGCGGGCATAAATTAAATATGATTTTAAAAAATATTTCTACAAAAGGTCATTGGTGTTCTTATTGTTCTCATCAAAAATTATGTGAAAATAAAGAATGTCAATTATGTTTTAATATTTCATTTGCTTCTGTAGAGAGAAGTAAATATTTAAATGATAAAACTATAAATCCAAGAATGTTATTTAAAAGTACTAATAAAAAGTATAAGTTTGATTGTGGAACTTGTAATAAAGTATTTGAAACTCCATTAAGTGCTGTAACGAATGGCGTATGGTGTGCGTTTTGTGTAAATAAAACAGAACAGATGTTATTTGATAAATTAAAGGAAGAATATTATACATTAGAAAGACAATATAAGGTTGATTGGTGTAAAAAATCAAAATCAAATAGATATTTACCGTTTGATTTTGTGATTGAAGAGAGAAAAATAATTATTGAATTAGACGGAAAACAACATTTTGAACAAATTGGTAAATGGTTATCACCTGAAGAAACAAGAAAAAATGATTTATATAAAATGAAATGTGCTAATGATAATGGTTATTCGGTTATGCGCATTTTACAAAAAGATGTATATTTTAATAAATATAATTGGTTAAATGAATTATGTGAAAATATTGAAAAAATTTCAAATGAAAAGACAGTTCAAAATATTTATATGTGTAAAAATAATGAATATAAAGATTTTGATTTTTAGAAAGTTATGCTGTCAAAAATAATAACTAAATTATTGAGGTCCAGAGCCTAATTCAAGCGGAACGCGCATGAAATCTGGTTCAATTGTTGACTGCATCCAAGGCCCCACATTTAATTGTGGATTTGGCGGCTCAGAGCGGATTTGCAAGTTAGCGTTTCTCAAACTTTGTCCGACAGTATCAATGCCAATATGGTAGCCAGACTTGAGTAAATTGACATTGGCAAGCTCGCCCTTTCCTGAGGGGTTCAATTGAGCCCATTGTGAGTTGGTATCCCTGGGTAAAAGTTCGGCGGGATTTTGGATATTGGCATTAGAGCAAGAGGAAGGAATGCCAGGCATGCTGGTTTGGACACCATTAGCAGAGGCAAAAACTTCGTTTCCGTTGGGGTCAGAAGGACGAACGGCGCCACTGGCTTGAGCATTAGTATTCTTGTATTGAGGTTGCATTTGAGCGTTTGATTCGGGACCAGACATACCCTTGGCACCTAAATAACCAGCAAACATACTAACTCCATAGGCGACAATTAATAAAACAATAATGGCTCCAATTCCATAGTCATTCCATAGCTTCTTCAAAGACATAGACATTATATAAAATTAATGATAAAATAATTTTTAGAATACATATTAATTATTCTAAACATTTGCTCTAATTATTCTTTAATTTTTATAGACCGTCTAATTCACTTTCTGAAACATCATCAATTTCAGCGTCAATATCACTATCACTGTCATTTAAATTTTCTATTAGATAAGTTTTCTTAATATTCTTTGCTTCTAAATAAGCTAAAAGAGCATTCTTTTTAGCTATCTTAGCTTTATTTCTGGCTTCTTTATATAATTCAAAATATACTTGATTTGGTTTTTTAAGTTGTATTGTTTCTAAATTATTCTCTAAAGATAAATCTAAATTATTCACCTCTCTTAATTCATCCGTGTTTTCCTCAATATCTTCTTTTAATTCTTCAATTTCTAATTCTAAAGAAATATTGTCATTTTTTTGTCCAGGCTCTAATTGTTCAGTTTCAGATTCCATAATGTCAAATGGATCAAGTTCTTCTAAACTATTTTCTTGTAATTTTTCCACTTCTTCTAAATTATCATCATTATTTAAATCAACAACTATATTTGCACTGGCATTGGGTTCATTGTTATTTAATTCATCAATTTTTGTATCTTCTAAAGTTTTTACTTCTTCTTTAAAGTTAGGAACATTTTCAAGAGGTTTTTTATAAGTTTTAATTAAACAATTATCAAAAATTGGTTCATTATCTAATACCATAATTTGTTTAAGATCTATTTCAATTTGAAAATTTCTAGATGTAAACTTAATGCCTTGTATTTCTAAAATAGAAATAATATTAGTTTCAGCTTTAATATCATCCATAGTTAACGGTATCTCTTGTTCATTATAAATTTTAATGGTAGGTAAATTATTATGATTGTTCTTAATATTTGTTCTTACTAAATAAAATTTACCAGACTTATACACACGAATAGTGGAATTAAAGGCAGATTCAATATCACTTTCTTCTAAACTATTTTGAAACCATGTATCCCTCCTCTCAAAAATCAATTGTTGACATCTATTTTCTAAATTTTCAAACCAATGTATAAGTCCTTCTGCGTTCTTATCAAACATTAAGTCGCAATAATATTTTTTGCCAGTTTTAACAAATCCTTGTCTAGTTTGACTCTTTGAAGTTTGTATATATAATGGTTTTTTATTATATTCTATTTTAGTAAAATAAGCGCCACCTTGTATTCCGCTAGGATGTGCTAAAGAAAGTTTTGAAAAATCAAATGTTTCATTAGGTTCAATAATATTATCCATATTTATTGAGAATATAGAAAAATTAAAATCTATTAACACGCAAAAACTATGTTTAATTAATATTATAAATTAATATGAAAGATTCGTTGGTTCAACAATGTTTAGACATTTTAAAGAGAGATGACATTAAAAATGAATTTAAAATGTTATTAAAACCAGTAATAGATTTTATATTATACGAAATAAATCCTTATATTTATATAACAGTTGCATTGGTGTTTTTAATTTTTATAATGATTTTAGCAATACTTATTATTTTAATAATTCTGCTGTGTAATAAACAAGTGATATCAAAATTATTTTAGATGTATATTATATGGCATATAGAAGAAGTAAACGAGCAGGTTCTTTAGCTGGTTTAATTAGCCAAGCTATTGTTCCATTTAGTATCTTAGGTTTACAACAAACTTATAGAAAAAATAAACGCGGCGGAAAACGTACTCGTAAAAATAGAAGTGGAAAAAGAAGTCGCAGACATCATTAAATATATTTAATAAAATATTAAAGTAAATATATTTTTATTCTCAGCAAATTATATAATATGACAAAACATAGAGGTAGTCGTAGTCGCAGACATAGACATAGACATGGAGTTAAAAGAGGAGGTAATGGAAACTATACTTCTGCATCTTCTTATGGCAGCTATGTAAATGGTTCAGGTAGTTCTCAATTCTCCAGGACGTTTGACCAGACAGGTCCATATGGTGGTAGAGTTGGTACTGAATATGTTGGTGCTCAAGGTCAATGGGCAACCCAACCTAATTCACCAACTGCCGAAAATTTATCTTTGGTTCAAAGTGCTGGTAAGAGAAGTCGCCGAAGAAAGCGCGGAGGATTTTTGGGTTCCGTAATTAATCAAGCCATAGTTCCTTTTAGTATTTTAGGATTACAACAAACTTATAGAAGAAACAAACGCGGAGGAAAAAGCATGCGCACACGCAAACACTATAGACGTTAAATATTTTAACGTGTTTTTAAATATTTTTTATATTTTATATTCCTATAAGAGTTAATGAGTTTTGAAAACCAAATTCAACAATGGGTTTCTTTAGATAACCAACTTAAGCAACTAAATGAAAAAACCAAAGATTTAAGAGAGAAACGTAATACATTGGAAGAAAAAATAACAAATTATGCTTCTTCAAATAATCTCTCTAACGCGACAGTTGAAATAAGTGATGGGAAATTAAAATTTGTAAATACCAAAGTTCAAGAACCATTATCATATAAATATTTAGAAAAAACATTAAGTGATATCATTAAAAATGAATCACAAGTAAAATTAATCATGGAACATATTAAACAAAAAAGGTCGGCAAAAATTGTTCCTGAAATAAAGCGGTTTTCTAATAATTAATTAATATATAAATAATTTATATGAACGATATAAATTATATAGGTGGTGATGAATTCGTATTTACCAATGAAGATGGAATACAATCTGGCGGTTTTAGTGTAAATTCTATTATGATGAAAGCAGGAATGTCTCCTATAATGACATTAAATACTCAATATGGAGGAGGGGATAAAGTGTCAGACCTATTTAATAATTTAGTAATTCCTAGTTGGGCTTTAAGTTATGGTAATAAAATGGGCGGAGGTCAATATGAAGATTCATCGGATGATGAGAATAGCAGCGATGATGATATTGATGATGATTTACACGATAAATTAATAGGTATAGTTAGACATCACGAAACTAATGTCAAACAGAATGCAGGAAAAAGGAAAAAAACTCAAAAACAAAAAGTATCTAAAAAAGGCGGAACAAAAAAATATAAATAAATTTTATTATATTAAATTATCTAATATAATAAAATGCTATTCAGAACATTTGAACCTTATTATAACGATTATGAATATTTAACACATTCAAAACCTATATGTTTTATTTGCTATGAATCAACCAATGCATATGAATGGGAACCAATTCAATTAAATGCACAACTTGATTATATAAAAAAATGCAATTGTAATAGTTGGATTCATAAGAATTGCTTAAATAACTGGTATAACAAATCTAGTTCATGTCCAATTTGCAGGATTTCTATAAGTAAAAAACTAACAATGACTATGGCTATTTTAGAAAATAGTAGTAATTACTATTTTCTAATTGATAGATATTTTTTAAGAAATATCTATAAAATATCAAAAGTTCTATATACGATATTATTTTTTTATTATGTTTATAAAATTTATTTATTTGTGGAAAGTGGCAATTCTTATAATATTGATAATATTGATAATTATGATAATAATTATAATGATACATATTGTTTTATTGACTTATAAAATAGGAGAACTCCACATATTACTATTAAACGGAGATACTAATATTTCATCTACTTTATTTTTCCAATAGTCAACTTTTTTCTGAAATGCAATATCTTGAGCTGTTTCTGGATATGGGCTAGCTGTTTGCATTAGTTCTTGTTCTTCTTCCGTTATTCTAGGTTTATTGCCATAACAATTTACGCCAAATTTAATTTTAGGGTTTGCTATATATCCTCCGTTTATTCCTGCTCTTCCACAGTCATTTTCATGACCTTTTATAGTTTGTAATGTATTATAAGTTTGCTTTTGAGTAGGGAATAAAGCGAGTTGATTTGCAGACCAACCATAGTTACACCATTCGGCCCCCTTATTATAAGCTTCTTCTATTTGATTATAACTTGCTAACTCAGCCCCGTATGCTTTACATACGGCTTTCGCGTTATCATAACTATAGTAATTACCTGGAATATTAAATACTTGTTTTTTAAACTTTATTTCGGGGACAGGTGACGGATTTGGTTGATATGTACTTTGATCTACAACAATATCAACTATCGGTTTAGGAGTAAAAAGCCCGTTTATATAAGCGGAAACATTAATGCTAAAAAAGTATTGAAATACATTTGCCGCAATTAAAACAATTAAAATTACAATAATAATAATTCCAATTAATTTTGATCCTGAATTAGAACTAGTGTCATCTCCATTTCCTAAATAAGATGTTCCACTGTCCAAAGACGATGAAAAAACAAAAAATGCTATAATAATTAATATTATAATTATAAAAACTATAGGATTTAAAATGTAACTGTTTAAATAATTGTACATATTTACTGGATCAATTGTTGATGTTGTATTTACTACTTCCATTTATAATATATAAATAGTTAAAATAAATAGTTTAAATAATATAAATAGTTTAAATAATATAACTTTATTTTAATTTGTCTTCTTTCTATAAAACAATACATATGCTTTTGGTGATACAATAGATTCTATTATACTTACTTCAGAAACATTCGTGTCATTAAAATGATACCATTTTCCATTTGCATTTTTAACATAGGACGTGTAATGACCACCCATTGTTCCGCCACTATGATTGCATACACCATAGAGCTCATATTTATATATATCTTTTTTATAACCAATTACATAATCTGATAAATCTAATTCATCAAGAGGAAATGTTACGAGGATTTGGTTTTTTTGAAACCTATTATTGAATCTTTTAAAATCTATTACTAAAATATTTGGAAATGACCAAAATAAAATTTTTTTACGAATATTTATTTTTTTACTGGTTTCCTCGTGGAACCAAGCATTTTCACCCTCTAAAACTTCGCCTTGAACATAATAATTAAAACAATCAATTAATGTTGGAGATTTATTATTTTCAGGTATGGGCAAATCTATCATAAAATACGGCTCAGGAGTACTTTTAATTTTTTCTCCTGTTTCAAGATTACTTATTTCTGAAACATGAACTGCATAAAATATATTCCAAATTTCAGAGTATTCTTTAGAGTACATATTTTTTATCATTTCAAAACATAAAATGGCAATTTTATCTGTTTCATTTTCAGGATTTCCAGATATAGTCATTGAAATTTCTCTCGCTATTGAAGTATGAAAACAATCAATTATAAACAGCAGAAATTCAGGAAGGTCGTTTTGAGAGTAACCAGTAAATAATTCTAACCCCTTTACTTTTGCTACTTTTTGTATAGTTTTTATAAATTTACCAGGCGATATAATACAATTTGAATTCCACACTAGTTTTCTTAAATTATCCCATTCCAACATTAATGCTGAATCAGGTTTGTTTTTGAGTTTTTTTTTATAGCTTTCTTTTTCTAAAAAATCATTCAACTCATAAGTGTGAGAAATTACCTGCATACACGAGTTTACAAAACAAGTATTACCTAGGTTAGCTAATCCACTTAATCCTTTATTTTTATAGTTATCAATATTCATAATGTAATAATATTATTATATTAATGCATTTAAACAGTTTAATAATATATATATAAAATATGAGCAATAATCAACCGTATAATATAACTAATGAGCAATTGCTATTGATTAATATATTAAATAGAATGTATAATGATAACTTAAGACAAATTAATAACATATACGATTCTATTTATTCATTAAATGAATCCAATAGACAAATACGTAATATATTAATCCAAATATTAAATAATCAGACCCATATACATAATAATAATTCTAATAATAATTATAATAATAATTCTAATAATAGACGTAATAATTCAAGGCATAACCAAAGAAATAATTTAAGAGAAACTACAAATTTATCATCTGGCGGATTGGGAAGAGTTTATTTAAATAATAGACCATATATTATAGATAATATACAACATTATAATATTCCATTAAATAGAGAAGTAGATAACAATATATCTGAATTAATACAAAATTTTTTTCAACCGATAGAGGTTTTTCCAACACAAACACAAATAGAAAGTGCAACTAGAATTGTAAGATATTGTGATATTATCTCTCCAAGAAATAGATCATGTCCTATTTCTTTAGAAAATTTTAATGATACTGATATGGTAAGTCTAATAAGGTTTTGCGGGCATATTTTTAATACAGAACAACTAAATACTTGGTTTAGGTCTAACTGCATATGTCCTGTTTGTAGATATGATATTAGAAGGTACAACTCAACAGCTTCTACTGAATTTTTCAACTCAAATGAACCATCTACACAACCAGTTAATTCTATACCGTCTGTAAACCCGATACCTTCTATTCCATTAAATGATGCAGAAAATAACTCTTCTAACTCAAATGAAGAGAGAAATAGACAAATAACTTCAGGGAGGCCTAATAATGCTTTATTATTGTTTAATACGATTCTTGATAGTTTTACTAATACAAATGATATTAACATTGACATTGAAACGATTGGAGGAGGTTTGAGTGATATGTTTACTGATTTATCTGGAAATAATACTTCTGATATTATTTATAATTTATTAAATGAATTTAATAACAGAACTAATCGCTAATTCATTTATGAATAATATATAAAGACATTTTGATAATTCTAATTATGTCATCTAGACGTAATAGAGTAACAAATAAAAAACAACTTAAAAAATTACTTGACGAAACAACAAAAATAAAACATACTGAAACCAGTATGTTGCTTGAAGAAATTCATAATGATCAAGAAAAAGAGTTGGAAAAGTGCGAATGTTTTTCTGATAAATTTTTAAGATTAAGTTATAATGTTACTATTTATTTATTTGATATAACATTTAAAACTGTTAAATTTGTTTTAAAAATTTCAGGAATATATTTACTATGGATTTGTTTGCATTATGTTGCTTCACATTTATACATTAAATTTTGCGTTCCTAGTACAATATTTGGATTTATTATGTCACCTTTCATGACAGCTACTCCGCATTGTTTAGGTCTTAGATGGATTGTATATAATGCAGCAAATATGATTAATAATATGTGGTTAGTTTTAGGAGCATGGATTTGTTCTACCATATTGATTATTAACCACAATAATACCCAGGATGCAGTCACTTCTTAAAAATTATATTTAAAACAATATAAAGATTTTTCACTTATAAATTATATAATGACAACCCGAAGTGGTAATAGATGGACTATCAATGAATTACTCTCTCTACAAAGAGAGTATGAACTATTAGAATGGAGTGTTCAGCAAATTGCTGAAAAGCATCAGAGAACGGTAGAGGCAATTTTGTTTAAGCTAGAGGCAGAAGGATTTATTGCTTCTTGGAATGAAGCGAGAGGTTTTGATTCTCAGCTATATCAAAATACATGGAATACGGTAGGAAGCGGTGAAAATCTTGTAAATGATGACATTGTAAGTGAGACTGATAAGCTTACTGAGAGAGTTTGGAATTTGGAAACTAGTTTAAGTGAGATTGGTTCTTTAGTCAAGCAAATGTTTGATGGAATGGTTGCCAAGAACACGTCTTCAAAGACGACAGCTACTAGAAACCGTTAAACAATTTAAATTAGTATTGTAGTATAATTATAAAAATAAAAAATTATTATAAAAATAATTTTTTATTTAATTTTAGAAATTTTAAATACTTAACGTCTCTTACGATAACTACGTCTTTTGTGATGACGTCTACTTCTTCTTCCTGCACTCATAGCAGTCTGGTCTTCTAGTTTATGGTAATCATATTCTTCAGGATAACCTACTATTGCTTGTCTGCTTTCTAATTCTGATTGTAAATTATTATGAAAATCATCATCATCTTTTTTAGATAATCTTTGTTTAAATCTATTCACTAATTCTTTATCAGTGTAAGTTTTAGGTGGTTCTCCTTTATATGGTTTAAAACTAGCTCTACCTGTTATTGTATGAAATATATCCTTTAATCCTGAACCTCTTCTAGTTTTATTTTTTGTGTAATTTTTTTTTCTATGAACTCTTCTTTTCGTTTTTGTTTTCATATATAATATAACTTTATATTTTAAATTTTTATTTTTTTGTAAAGAATTTTGTCAAACTTTGATCACCATTTTTTTCATTATTCGTCTCTCTTAAATATTCATCAAATAACAGTGCTTTGATTTCCTTGCAACGCATTGATTCTATTTTTTCCTCGCATTTTTCTAAATTATCAAAATATTCTCTACGCATAACATCAATTTCTCTTTTAAATTTATTAATCTTTGATCTTTTATTTTGCATTTCCCATATTTTTTCCAATACTAGTGCGAATACCTGCTGCACAGGCTTCATAATTTGGTTTGTGATATAAAACGAATAATCAATTTTTAACCCATTTTCTGAAATAAATGTAGGAGTTTCTATTTTTTCACCCTGAAGTGCCTTTTTATTTGACGTTGCAATATAGACAAATGGGATTCTATCTCCTGAACTTGGCTTGTTTCCTGGATCTCTTGCTGTAATTCTATCAGCCAATACTTTATGTGCAATGGATTGCGGGTTTTTATATCCAGAACGCAGCGATTTTGTAATAATAAGTTTGTCCATTGAATATTTCTCATCAACTATATTTTGCAAACAGTTTCTCAAGAAATCAATTGCCTCTTGGATATTTTGCTTCTTCATTAGAATATCAATTATACCTCCGTAAATGTCTTTAACTATAGGTGCATTATCACGACGTTTTAATACAATTCCCATTTCCTTTCGCTTACCTTTATTAGGGTCTGTTTCATAAAGCATACCTACATATCGCTTCTTGGATAACAAACAAAAGGGCATAAATGTTTTTTCATACTCAAAATCATGAGGATTTTTCAAGAATTTTGCAGATATTTCTCCAATTTCCTGTCCTAACTCAATTGTAATTTCCAATGCTTTTTTGCCGCGAATTGGATTACCATCTAAATCTTCTAAATTAAATGTATAAAATACTGAATCAGTATCACCATATATATATTCTGCCCGAGTTTTTACCTTACCATAATGCTTTGTGTCACAAATTTTATTTCCATAACATTCTTCAATAATTCTTTTGCCATATGTTAATAACTTTCTACCAGTTGCAGTCGTACATGCTGCAATATCCTTTTCATAAAAGGTACTTGTCTTTGCGCCGCACTGTCCGTAAAGTGAGTTGGCTGTTACTTTGTAACCTAATTGGCGCTGATCTAAAACATTTTTCATGAACTCATCTGTTTGCAACGGAATTTGCTTTCTAGTATCTTTTCTTGCTTTTAAAAGCTCTTTCAAAATAGCAGGCATAATAGCTTCTCCTTGACCTCCATCCAATGATGGTAACGGCTGTGCAAACCTGCAAATTTTATATCCGGATTTAACCTTCTCTGCAGCTGCCTTTGGATGTTTTCTAAAATATTTGTATGTATCATATGTTACATCTACATATTCGTAACCTGGTAAATTATCATAAATATATTTTCCGTCGGTGTCTGTTTCACCCCAATCTTCAATAAGATTTCCAGCTAAATCATACTCTTTTGTCCATACCTTACTATCATGAGACAAGTTTTCACTAATCATAGAACTAGGATACAACGATGCATAATCATTACAAGCAACTGGATTATCAAGATATAAATCACATTTAGGATCTAGTACAATAGCACCTTCATAACCTTCATCTAGATCTCCTTTTTCTATAACAGGCATCAATGTTCGCTTTTCACGACATTTTTTTGCAATATAACTTGTCAGCTTAATACCTTGACCTCTCATTACCAAGAAATTAATTGGTACGCTACAAATTTTGGCCATTTCAATAAAACCAGTAAGTATATCCGATTTATTAAATAGATAGTGAACTAGATTACAATCTTGAATACAATATTTTGCTATTACCGATCTATCATCTGCTGTTCCATTCGTCATTGTAAAAATGTCCTTGGGGGTTACATCATCTTTAGCTAAACACCATCTTACTTTTTTGTTATTTGTATCTGGATTCACAATACCCTTTATAGTAAATTTACCGTTAGGCTTATCTACCTCAGTTACTAGATATTTGGCGCCATCTTCGTAATAGTCTACTGAATGAGATATTTCTTCAAAATGAACATAACTACCAACTAAAAGTCCGGTCATGTTAGATGTTTTAATACATGTTTCCATTGTAGTATGGTTATGTTCAAGACTTTTAACAAAATCCCCAATAAAATTACCAGCAACATAATCTAATTTATAAGATATTAAATTGGCTTCACGACGATAGAAGTTATACAAATCAACTTGAAGACGACCATTCATTTTAATAAAATACAAATCATGTTGTCCGCTTGCAATTTGAATTGTGCTTTCTTCAATTTTCCATTTACCCGAATTTTTATCTTTTGTACCACAAATTTCGTCTTTATTACGTGATAATTTTAAAAACTCTTCAACGCAATCATTTTCTTGAGCACGATTAAACATAAACTGGTAATCAAACCCAAATATGTTATATCCAATAACAATATCCGGATTTTCTTTTTGAACTAATTTTTGCCAAGCAAGCAGAACTTCTTTCTCAGTACTATAACTTTCTATAACTGAATTCTCAATTGGCATATCAGTGCATGTATTCAATACGATACAGTGATTAAAGTGAGGATCTTCATTACCATAGTTCATAAAGGTTGAACCAATAAAAGTAACTTTGTCGCCTTCTAACTTAGGAAATTTTGCATTTAATGATAAATTCAATTCATTTAATTTTCCTTCACGTTCAAACTTTTTATCACATAGAATATCAACAATCGTCGCCTTTTTATCAGAATAACTTTTAATGTGTGTTTTGTAGTCATTGTCTTCTTCCTCATCCATAGCCATTTTTTCAAACATTGATTCTAATGTGTTTGCATTTGAACAATCATCTGATGTTTTTAAATTTCTTACTTGAGACCCTAACCAAATTTCACACAACTGCTGAACTTCTTCTTTTGAAGCGGGTTTTTTTTTGGGATAAACTAAATCTATTTGCTCCATTGTTTCATAACCAAATGCAGCGAGTATTATTCTTCTTAAAATATTTTTACATAATTCATTTGTGATTTCCATTTTCAAATTCTCAAAATATTCAATAATATTAGTAGCCAATTTTTTATATGTTTTAATGGGAACCGGAAAATCACCATGACTACTACTGGCCTCAATATCAAAACTCATTATCTTATACGGAACTCTTGTTTCCTTATCATTTAACGAAATAATATTTTTATAATTGGTTTTTAACTCAAAGTTACAATTTACCTT